CGGGATCATGGTGCCGATATGTTCGTGGGCTATGAGTTCCGTAACCTGAATAACGAGCTGGACCGAGCGGTATATAGCGCTGAGGAACGTAAAATCATCATCAATACCGGCGCGCCGACAGTGCAACTTTATGTGGATGGCCGAGGACATTTTCGTGATGCAGCCAGGTTGCTGCTGGCCGAGCTTTTCATGGATGTGATTTCAGATGAATTGGCTCGGCGTTCTGTAGAAAAGTCAGGCCATAAAGGTAATGTTGGAGCGTATCGTGCTGCTAAACAGGATATCATTCGCCGATACGGCAGTGAGATCCATCTTTCGTTCTTGACTCCATAAATAAGACCATGGGGTTTACGGCTCTAGCCTAACTCCGGATTGAACACGGCCTCGCCAAAAGCGCCGAACACCCAGGTAGAGGGTAAAGTAATCGCTGAGGCTATAAGCGTCGTACTGCTCAACCGCCTAACAAACCCGTTGCATTTAAGGCATTGGCATTCATCACTTAATCAACAGCTGTAAACAATCACATCACGTCATGGTCGGCGGCTAAGCAGCCAGCGTTTATACTGCACATATTGTCCTTAGCGTTATCAAACCCGACGGAACCGTCCAGATCGGCCTGGATTGATCTCATTCCAAGACTTCGCATAATGTGTGCGAAGCTTATGTAGAAAAGCCCCGGTGGAAAATCGAAGAACCACCGGGGCTTTTTTGCATAGGCTTCATTATGCGAGGTCTAATTTTTATCTACCATTTCATGTTATTCGTTGGAAGTGCATCTGGTCCGATGCTTTTTACTGCGGATTCATACGCTGAATTTGCTTTGTTTTGAAAATAAATAACTACTGACGTTGTTGCTGTTGTATAAATAATAATTGTTTTTGTCTTTACAGCGTCATTATTTTATATTGTTGATTGGAAAAGCTTCTTTCTGGCTTCTTCAATCTCTGGGTTTGCTGTTTTACCTTTCACCCAATCTACTGGACCTATACCTTCTGGGGATACATGAAATATGTCGCTTAGTGCTACGGCGCCGTTAATTTCTTTTGATCCGAATGACCATTCAGCTGCATTGAGAAATTCTTCAAATAGTTCTTTTATGTCGAATTGGTGTCGTGCCGCCTGCAATATCCAGTAAAGTAGATCATCCTTACTTTTTACTTTTGTAAGATCAATTTCCCATTCTCCATGTTGAATATTGCGAATAGTGTAATTTATAGGATCGAATTTCCATGTCTTCATAGTTTCTCTACAAGTTGAATTAAAAGTAGAAAAGCCCCGTTGGACAATCGCAGGTCCACCGGGGCTTTTTGTATAGTACGTTTTATTTTTAATTGTCCCAATTATCAACTAACCATTGATTTACATGGGCATGGCTTCGTTTGTCACTTGGCAAATCATGCCTTATTAGGCGTTCCGCTTTTAAACCTGATGATTTGTTTTTTAAATTATGTTTTTCAGCAAAACGATTTATGAATGGAAGAACTTCGTAGCCCTCGTGTTTGTTTAATAATGTGCTATCTGGTTTCCCTGTTATTTTAGGGTCATCATCATCTATTGCTGTCCAAGAGTATTTTTCTTCTAAATCTGATTTTTTTAATAATGACATTTATCCGCCTTAAATTTTTGATTGAACCATTTTTGGCGGTCTATTTTTAATTTAGATCACCTACATTTAAGGTAAGGTTTATTTTTGACTTTTCAACCTTAATAGTAGGTTTTTTATTTTCTCAATTAAGAACGATTCGCAACGCTCGCAAGGACAGGGGTAAGTAGTACTGTCCTTTACTCTCATGGATGATAGTAATTTTGTTTTTACTCTTCGTCTTCTTTTATGAAGATTCCATCCTGATCTGCTTCAAATTTATCAACGTAGTGATCTATCAGATAATTAATTAGGTCTGTTTCGGTCACTCTTTCTTTTAGCTTTATTGTTAAATCAATAGCTTTGTCTTGTAGTTTTTCTGCTCTGTCCTGTCTGATTCTTGTGCCTGTAATTAACTTAGCCATTTGCTTGCCCTCTTGTTATCTGCTTTCATATTAACATATTGACTTGTTAGCAGCTTTCATGTTGTAATTTAATTAATAGCTAATTTGTTAGCAGATAACATTACATTTATTTTTTCGATATACCATTTCAAAATCATGATCGATTGGTTCCGCGGTGAAATAGAATTTCTACACGACCCTATACCGGCAGGTCGTGTGCTTTCTATTGAAGCCAGCGGGGAAATTACCTGGGAATGTGTTAAGTCGATAGATTGCCGATCCAGTCACGAAACAAGCTTAAAAATCAAATCAACGGGCGGTAATGGCGAGGGTAGGGCAACCGCCTTAATGATTGACGGCAACCTTTGCAAGTTCTTACAGGGTCATAACGTTTTTGGGTCTCGTGATTTGAATACACTCTTGTTGCTGTCCTTTCGCAAAGTCTACGAACTACATGCCGAGCATTTGCACGGTTGTTCAAGCCCCTTATTGACTGAAGCCAAGATTAAGAAGGGCGACTACAAAGTCAAAATGTTAGACATCAACGAACTTTATGATGTCGGCAATGATGCCAGTGTTGAAGCTTGGTTACATGCTGCCGGAATGCGTGCACGTTCCCGCCATGGTCGTAGCACTCGCGACAAAGGCACCGTTTACCTGGGCAAGAATTCACGTCGCTGGGCCATTAAGTTTTACAACAAAGCGCGTGAAATGATCGCTAAAGGCAAAACCCATGCTTTACCGGACTATTTAAAAAACATCGGCCTCGAAAAGTTTATTCAAGGCAAGCTTCGCGCCGAACTGCGCATTTTTTCCAAGGAACTCGAAAAGCACGGAATCACCCACGGCTACCACCTAACCCCTGATCTTATCAATCAATTATTCAATGACTACTTGGGGAAAATTGACATGACTACACAAGCCACTTTGCACGATGAGCAATTATTCAAAATGCCACGCCATTTAATGGGGACTTACCAGCTCTGGCGGCAAGGCGCCGATCTTCGTCAGCTTCTTTCTGAGGCAACCTATTTCCGGCATCGTAAAGCTTTGCTTGAGTATGGCGTGGATATTTCCGCTATGCATCTTGAACCCGAACATAACAACGTTGTTCCGCTAATGCGCATTATAGAAGCCGTGCCGGTCGCTATTCCCTCATGGGCTTATGAACGCGGTTTGATAGCGGCATAGGGTAGGGGGCTTAACTCATGACTTCTTGTAGGTATTGCTTTGGCCCTCTGTTTTGCAAAGGTTCCGGCCGCACACCTGTTTTTTGTTCTAACGCTTGTAAGCAATCGAATCACCGTCTTACTAAAGCAGGGCTTCACTCAGTTGCGGAAAGGAATCGTCAACAGTCCCGAATAAAATCGTTACGAAATGCCACCGGCGCTGACTCAAACCAGGGGCAACCGTTACGAAAAGCCGGCTCTTTTTCACAGATTGACTGGACGGAGGAGAATTAATGATTACGCCAAATCCCAAGGCGCATATGTCGCCTAAAGACTTAACCCGTGTCCTTGCGCTTGAAGCTCAAACCGTTCCCGGCTGGGGGCTTAACGATAAAGCGTTTCACGCTTCCTTTGCTGCTAATCGTGAAGCTTTCGCTTTCATTACAAAGATTCACCAAGCCATTAAAGCCTTTTATTTGAACCAGGGGCATACCGTTGAGCAGTGGCAAGTTGTCAGCTCAAACCTTAAACAATTTAACCGCGTTTGGCGTCAGTCGTTGGGATTGATGCCGGACGATTCACCACCGCCGTTGGCATTCCGCCGAGTTTTACCAAAACCTTCTTTCATACTTAATCAGGAAAAATCCATATGAAATTTATAGTTGCTGCTGCATTCACTAACACGGGCATTGCTAAAGCCTCACAACAACCTTATTCAATGACTCGCGCACTGGTTTTAATGCCGTTTACCGATGTCGAGAACTCCAATTTTCAATCACGCGGAGAGGGATTCAGTGCGGTTGAATTGTCGGTTGCTTCATCTTTTGCGACCCAATTTCAGAATCAGTTTAATTCGTCTTTTAAAGGTTCCCCCGTTCAAATGGAGCTTATTACTTCGCTGGATCGTGAGGGCCGAAATGTCATTGTCGGCCTTGAGTCTCCGCAAAATAAGACTTCGGCTTAAACAATGACCGGAACAACTCAACGTGTTTTGGTTTGTGTGGATAGCGTTTCGGCTCCTACCTCTGCTTGGATTCTTGAAGCTTGCCCCGCTTATCTAAATAACGGTTCTACACAGTATCAAACTATCGCGGTTGTTCCGGCTTACGTGCTTGATTCAAGCATGGCCGCTGGTATTGAGGCTTCTTTAGGGCCTTTTGATTATGTTTATGCTGCCGGTCTCTGGACATTATCTTTTACCTTTGTTGTTGCTTTGTTTTTGGTCGCCCGATCATCGGGTGTCGTCATTAATTTTATTCGGGGTCGCACCTGATTAAAGAGCGTACCGGCGTTTTTCCGGTTTTTTTTGTTGTAAGGAGTTTTATTATGTTGAGAGTTTTTTTAGCTGCATTGTTGTCTTTTGCTTTCGGTTCAAGTGCGTTTGCTGTTGGTCCTGATATGTCTGGTTTAACCTCTGCCGTTGATTTTGGCACGGTTACAGTTGCGGTTCTTGCTATAGCTGGCATGTTGGCCGTTGTTTATGTTGCCGTAAAAGGCGCATCAATTGGTTTGGCAATGCTTCGCAGCAAATAATTTACTGCGGATCGGAAGGGGAGCGTCTTTATTTGCCGCTCCCCTTTTTTTTGATTTTAAGAAAGTGAGGTTTTCCATTATGAAAAAAATCGCCGTTCTAATCGCTGGTTTTTTTGCTTCTTCAGGTGCCTTTGCTGTTGGCCCTGATATGTCGGGGTTAATGAGTTCTATTGATTTTGGAAGCTCTATTGTTTCGTTTCTTTCTATTGCGGGTGCTATCGCTGTTTGCTGGGTGGCCGTTGACGGCGCTTATATGGTGTTAGACATGATTCGTTACAGGAAGTAGTTAAAACTTTAGATTTAGGGGTGTCACTGTGTTGGTGATGCCTCTTTTTGTTGGGGTAGTTATGACGGTTAATGAACTTTGGTATTTGTTTATTTTTGCTTGGGGCTTGATTTCTGCCTGGGCGGTTGTTGAGGGTTTAAAGTAAAGGGGTTGGTTATGCGCTTTCGTCGATTTTTGGTTGTTTTTCTTGTTTTGTTGTTGGCTCATCAGAGCTATGTTTACGCTTCAATCGTTGGCTCTGCTGCTAAGGTGGCCGCTTCTGTTTCTGGTGTTATTGAGGCTCAATTGATTAGACGGGGATTCGCCGCTAACGATCCGCGTTTTCAAGCTACTTTGGCGGCGGTGTCAGCTGTCGCGAATAATTCCGTTGCTGGTACTGCGGGGGCTGCTGCTATGGCGTTGGCCGGTATTGCTGGATTGCCGGTCTGGGCAACTATTGCCGTGGGTCTTGGTGTTGGTGCATTGGTTTATGGCATTTATAGCTTTACCAAGGATTCATCCGGGAATCTTGTTTATTCGGCTCCTGGGGCTACTGATCCAGCTGGTTCTTTATATTGGACTTATACGAATAAAGCCGGTGTGACTAAGACTTATTTGCAGAATGTTTCTAATGCCAATGTTATTTGTAATGATTATTGGTCTGCCGCTTCTTATTGTGGTGGCAGTCGTACTGGTAGTGCTACAACAATCACTTCTTGCACCGTGACTCTTTCCGCTGGTAACGCTTGTCTTCCTAATCCGCCGCCGCAGTATGCGCCTTTTAACATGATGAGTTCGTCTGTAACGCCTGGTTCTGATTATGTTGTTGCTCCTGTAACGATTACAGGCAACATGGACACTATAGCCCCGTCCTTGCCCGCCGCTGCTTTGGCTGCTCCTATTTCTGATAATTCACTTGCTCAGGTAACTGATGCGCTTTATAAGCAAGCTGCTGCTCAGATAGGCTATTCCGGTATTCCTTATTCGATGGTTGATCCTGTAGGGGCTACTGATGCGGCTACTTGGAAAGCGGCCAATCCTTCTGCTGTTCCCACGATGGCTGATGTTCTTTCGCCTATTGGCAGTGCCGTTGCTTTGCCTGATCCCACTGCTTCAACTTCCGGATCAACAACGCCGACAACAGTAACACCTACGCCGGTTGATTTAGGCGTTGATCCTGGTGTTGCTCAGCCAGGGCTTGAAACAACTCCGACCGCAGCACAGATTCTTGCTCCTGTTTTGGGTTTGTTGCCCACCTTAAAATCTTTTGTGGTGCCGTCTCACACGGCTACTTGTCCACGCCCTACGGCTTCGGCTTGGGGCAAGACTCTCACTTTATCCGGTCATTGTGATTTGCTTGATGCTCCTGCCGTTCACGATACGCTTTATGCGGTGATGGCTTTGGTTTGGACGATGGTAGGTCTTTTTATTGTGTTAAAGGCATAAGGGGGCTTTATGTTTGGGATTTTAACGTCTGCGTTTAACGTTGTGCTCGGCTTTGTTTTTCGGTCGATCATTGTTAAGTTTGTGTTGTTTTTTGGCCTTTTCTTTATCACAACAGAGTTCATTCAAGTTTTGGTTAGCTCTGGTTTGCTTCCTACTGCATCGTCTTTAAATGGCGTTTTTGGCGGAATTCCTGCCGGGGTTTGGTATTTCCTCGATCTTTTTAATTTCTCAATGGGATTTTCAACGGGTTTAGCTGCTTTTGTCACTCGGTTCATTATTAGGCGCATTCCGGTGATTGGATAGGGGAGGGGTTTCAATGCCAATTAATGTTTACACCGGCCTTATGCGTTCCGGCAAAAGTTACGAGGTTGTTTCAGAAGTGATCGTTGAGGCTATCGCCTTGGGTCGCCGCGTTGTTACTAACGTTGACGGAATCTCGAATGATTTGGTTCGGGAATATGTCGCAGAGAAGCGCAAAATCGATATTGATAAACTCGGTCACGTTTTTCACGTTGTTAATGAGGATGTTTTTAAGGCTGATTTTTTTCCTTATTTTGATGACCATCGGGGCGAACATACGGACACTATAGCTCAACCAGGGGATTTAGTTTGTATCGATGAAGCGTGGCGTTTTTGGGGTTCTGACAACAAGATTCTAAAGAATCACAAATCTTTCTTTCTTGAACACGGCCATTTTACTCATCCAGATACCGGTATTGCTTGCGATTTGGTAATGATGATTCAGGATATGGGAACGCTGCACCGGTCGATAAAAGCGGTTGTTGCTTTCTCTTTTCGCACACACAAGAAAGTTTCCCTGGGTATGGGCAACACTTACAGCGTGACCATGTGGGAAGGCTCCAAAATGGTCAAGGGTTCGTTAATTGGTTCTTGGGTTCGTCGTTACGATAAAAAGGTTTTTCCACTGTATAGCAGCTTTAAGGGTGGCGCTGATGGCAAGATGGTCAATGTTGATAGTCGTCAAAACATATTCAATAATCCTAAGCTATGGCTTGGGATCGTGGCGCTTTTTGTCGTGGGTTTCTTTTCGCTTCGTACTATCTGGTTTTTTTTCCATCCAACGCCCGTTGCCGTTGTTGCCGATACTAAAACATCGAATGCTAAAGGCTTAGACGGCAAGGGCTCCGCTTCTGCCGCTGTTCCAGGTACAACTCAATATGCTGCAGCCAATCCGGCGCCGGTTCCTGCTGCTCCTGCTTTTTCTGAATCCTGGCGTTATGCCGGACAACTAAAGCTGCCGAACGCGACCTATTCGGTTGTTATGGGTTCCTCTGGCCGTGTCCGTTTTGAGTCGCCTTCTGTTTTTCATAATTCCGGCCTTGCTTCGGTTGGGGATGTGGACGGCAGCAAGGTAACGTCTTTTTCTGGTTCTTCCGTAGGGTTAAAAAAATGAAAGTCTTTATTCTCGTGATGGCTTTTTTTGGGGCTTTTTCTGCTCATGGTGCTGAATACAAAAAGGCACTTCCAGGAGGCGCTTCTTTTGAGCTTGATTCTGTGCCCGTTTCCGAGATTGTGCGCGTGATATTTACCGAAGTCGTGAAAACTCAATACGTTCTCGATCCGGCGATAATAGCCGATACTCGCCCCGCCTCTTTTCGTTGGAATTCTGAAACGGGTAGCGTTCGGCCTTTCCTCCTGGCTTTTTTGGATTTGATGGGCTACCAGATTAAAACGGTGTCTGGTGTGGATCTGATTAGCACTAAACAGGAAGTTAAAGAAGTAGAGAAGCCGGAAATCGAGAAAGAAACGTTTGTCTATCATCCTCGCTTTCGTGATGGTTCGTATTTGGCCGATTTACTCTCTCCTTTGCTTAAGGGTTCATTTACCGCTTCACGAACCGTGCACGCCCCAGAATCATCAAAACAAGATAACAGTATGGTTCCACCTGGTTCCGCTGCCGCAATGGTCGATAGAAAATCGGATACGCTTGTTTTCTCCGGCACCGATAAGGAAATTGAAAAACTTAAGAAACTGTTGGCCGAAGTTGATACGTCAAGCGGTGAGGTGCTGGTGCGTGGTTTGCTTTACGAGGTTAATACGGGCAATCAACAAGGCACCGGAATACAGCTGGCCGCTTCGCTTCTTTCCGGCGCATTGATGACCGGCTTTGGCGGTCCTATTGTTCCGGTTGCATCTGCGGCCATGAATAGCTATTTGCATTACAAAGGTTCCCCTGTGGCCGGTGTTTCAGTTGATGCCGTCATGCAGGCGCTTTCGACCGACACCCGTTTTAAAGTTGTCTCCTCGCCGTCATTGCGGGTTTTATCCGGTTCAACGGCTCATATCACCATAGGCCAGGATGTGCCAATTTTGGGCGCTTTATCGTTTCCCCAGGGGGCAGGGCAGGCGGTTCAATCTGTCCAGTATCGTTCCGCTGGCGTGTTGTTCGATTTAACCCCGTCTGTTCGTGAATCGGTGATTGATCTTAAAATTAATCAACAAGTCTCTAGTTTTGTGCAAACAAATACCGGCGTTAATAACTCGCCAACACTGACAAAACGGGAAATATCAACGAACGTTTCAACGAATACCGGCGATGTCATCATATTGGGTGGATTGAACGAAACCAAGTCAACTGAGACAGATGCCGGTTTCTCCTTTATCCCCGATTGGTTCTTTTCTCATACTGAAGATAAGAGTGAGTCTGAAATTATTTTGATCTTACAAATAACAAAGATTTAGGGGATGTATGCAATTTCACGCCTCGAAACTTCGCCCGGAGTGCGCAAGCGCGAGGACGAAGTTTCGGGGTGTGGAGTTATGCCAAGTATTTTTCTGAGAAAATTGGTCATGACCAATTTTTCGCGCCCGCGAAAATCATTATCTATCTGCCTTTATTTTAGCGGCTAAAATTTAAATTCATCTACAGACTGAAACTAACCCCTTGCTGAGAAAATTGGTCATGACCAATTTTTAGACGGCAACCGGGCGAACTGTTTTGATTAATAATTTTCGCGTCCGCGAAAACTATTGCTTAATTTTAGCGGCTAAAATTTGAGTTTATCTACAGAATTGAAACCAATTTCTTGCTGAGAAATTTGGTCATGACCAAATAATCATTTTCGCGCCCGCGAAAATTGTTGCCTATACACAAAGTAAAAGGATAATTACGGTAATTATCGTAATTATCGTAATTATCGTAATTATCGTAATTATCGTAATAGGGTGATTATCATTTTTTAATTAACCTTATTACATATCATACTGTATCGTATTGATATTATTACGATACAGTATGAAACAATACGATACGATACGTTTTCTTCATTTATTTAATTTGCACTTTGGATGATGTACCTTTGTAGACAGGCGTTAGCCGTCGCGGCGTAAGCAACTGGCGCTTGCGTCATTTAACTTATCCAATAGTGGCGCTTCGCGCCCATGCTGCGCGTGGGTAATGGCTCAATCCGGCACTTTCATAATATCGCGCAATACCGTCAATCGGCTGCGCCATTCCACACCCTATACAGCCGCTTTAAACATTCACACCACGTAAACAGTCGGCAGCGAAGCAGCCAGCGTTTAGACGGCGCATATTGTCCTTAGCGTTATCAAACCCGACGGAACCGTCCAGATCGGCCTGGATTGATCTCATTCCAAGACTTCGCATAATGTATATTATGTAAAATTGATGCTGTAATCATTGGCGGCATAAGTCTTGCGTTAGCAATGATTCTTACAGCATGGAGTCGGAAAAATGGCATTGAAAAAAACGAGCTTTTATCACACGCGCAATAAAATAATCCCCAACAACAAGGCCGCCGCAGAATTACTGGGCGTTGATATTGCTGAAATAGAACGAATGGACAAAGAAGGCGCTCCAGCTGTCATGGAGCGCTTTATTCTGTTATGGGACTCTAAGCGCATCAATTCGCCGGGCTGGGATGGATGGTGCTTTAGTCGTGGTTCACTGATGCACAAAAGAATGATTTGGAAGCCTGAAAACCTGTTAAATGCGCGTCGAGAAGCTGAGCGAATTGGACAGCTAGAGGCTGAAATACACAATCTATACAGCCTTTCTGGACTAATCAAGATCACTAAAAAGCTATTGTTAAAAAAGCATCAACCAAAAATCATTTATTTAAAGCTTCATAAGCTTCTCTAGCCTTTATAAAAGCATTAGCGCAATGCATCCGCGTTGCGTTGTCTTTCATGTTATAGCATTCTTCAGGTTTTTTATATTGGGACTTGAAATCATTCAATTCCTTTCTAACCTCCATATATGCATGCTGACTTTTTTCCTTTATTAGAGCTTCCCTAGTTTTTGGAATCTGAAATAAAGGCAAAGGAATAATACTTTCTTGATGACCTGGAACAACGCTTTCTAATTGATTATTTTGTTGTGGTGCCGTAGAAATTGGTACGGCAGCAAGAGCTCGTAAATTATTAAATTGATTAGCCTGCGCACTCTGATTCTTAATAGTTTCATTAAAACCCCATATTGCTGACCCCGTAAAAAATATAAAGCCAAACATTGTAATTATTCCGGCCAGAACTATTCCCAAAGCCACACCCAAAGTAATTTTCCACATTGATTTTTACCGTTTAATATCGAAAAAGTAGAGATACTTTAACATGAGTTATCAGTTGATAAATCGCAAATAAACGAGAAAAGCGAAATGTTTGAAAATTATCCGCCATCTATACGGGGCTGCTTCCCTGCCCCTATCTATTGAGATTCGTTCGTTAAATCGGTTTATTGGGTGATGAATGGCGCAGCCGATTGAGTTTCAGGCGGTTATTATGAGCGTTGAAGACCGAGCCATTCAACACGGATAGCTGGGCCGCTGGCCGGTTATGTGGATAGTTAATTGACCTTGCGGCCAGTTGCTTGCGCCGCGATGAGCTACGCTCTATCTACATGATGAAATCTACATTATTTTAGACGGGAACATGAACCGATTAATACGAATAACGAATACCGCAAAAATTGACGTTTGAGAAGCGTTTAAGAAAAAGTAATACGGTAGTGTGTGCTATTTATTTTTTGGGCCTTAAATAACTATTTTTATTTGTTGGCATGAAATTTGTTTGTTGACAAGTTAATTAATATATGAATGATTATTAAATGGCATTGATTGATGAGAAAATAAAACTTGACTTATTGATTATGCTTAAATAACAATAACTTATGTTGTTTTATAGTGGCATGATAATTGATGTATTGACAATATACTATAATTATGAATGATATTATAACGGCGACTAATGCAGTTAAAATAAACCTTGACTTATTAATAATACATATATAACAATAACTTACGGTTTAATAAAATGGCACAAAAATAGACGTATTGACAAGTTGCTTTAATTATGAATTATATGTAAACGGCAATGATTGCGGATGAAATATAAAATAAATAACTTGACTTTTTTGTTATTTTGTAAATATCTAAATACCTACCAAATTACAAGGTTATCACCTTCAGGTGTAGACGAGTAATAAAGTCTCATACTGAAATCGACCGGAAGAAAATTGGATCACGGTACCGCGTAGTCGAATATGACTGTGTTGGACATCAGCCCCCCTCGATATCGCATAGACAAAATTAACTATGCTCGATAGCTACCGGCAGGCATAGACAAAAATAGCTATGCGATATCGGTAGCGAGGATAGCGGCCAGAATAGCCTGGCGCTCATCCGGAGGAAGTTCGGCATAGTTACCAGCCCACCGTTCCGCTTTGCGTTTAATGCGTTGCCGGTCAGTGAAATCCTTACCTGCATAGCTCGACCAATAGGCCGCATTCGGCGCAAAGTTAAACCACAGTTGCTCAGTCCTAACACCGCCGCGAGTCATGGCTTGAAACTGGAGCGTCCGCCAGTCCGGCAACAGATCGTTATACAACGCCGAAGGATAACCGCTGAGGATTACATCCGCCGACGCACGTTTTAAGGTCTCAATCAGCCGCACATGGTCGGCTTCAGTAAATTCGTGTTTATACCTGGCGGTCGATGTTCGAGTTTGCAATAAATAAGGAGGATCAGCGTAAATCAACACCCGACCAGATCCGACATAATCGAATGCGTCTATGTAACCAGGTGCATCATTGCATAACAACTCAACACCGGGATACAGGGACTCATCCAGCAAAGAGCCGTCGAGATCGATGCCAATAGATCGGGCAGAAGCCGGTTTACGAAGCATCACGGCGCCGGAACCCAGGAACGCCTCAATATAAACATCATGCGGCGGCATGCTGGCGATAATCGCCTGATAAGCGCCACTCGCCGCCTTGGAACCCAAATAACCCACGATCCGTCCACCCTAGTTGAATTTAACTATGCTGCAGCATAGACAGCGCCGTCTATGTTGTCAAGGATAAAACGCCGATAGGTAGGATGTGGCCAACATAGCGATCAATGTCTATGTTGGATCTGGAAGGGTGTTCAGGATGAAACTTTATTACTCGCCTACATCAGGTGATAACGAATAACATTCTATCATTAAAATGCGTTGCTCCAAGAGCGACAAATTAACGTGGCCACAATGATTTCTATTTTGGATACGTAAGATTGAAAAAATTAGGCGGCCCCTCCCCGCGAGCGGGGCCCCCTCCGCCTAATTTTTTATAACTGTGGTGATGAAATTGAACCGCTGAAGGAACCCGTTACAGCAACACTCGGGGAATCGCACTTGATAAAGCGCTTTACTGTCTTGTAGGTCAACCATGCGCCACAGTCATTGATTGGCGTAAAAACGTAACCGATTTTTGTTAAATCATCGGCAGATATGTTTTTAAGACGTAATCCATTTTGAGAAAGATTAACAACCCAGATAGTTTTGGTTTTTGAGGCTACATGACCAACGATATGAATGCCGTTGTTTTCATAAGGATCATGTTCGGGTTCGGATTCTTTAGCTTGAGGAGGATTTGAAGAAGTGGTTTTTGAATCAATTTTAGGCGGTAACGCCACAGAAGAAACAGAGATTGTCCCGGAAGGAACCACCGGCTTAAGGTGTTCAGTATCCGGTTTTTTATATGATTTTGCATTCATTGGATTTTTGACATCAAAACCAATGATGACTACAAAAAAAAGGCTAAAACAAATAGCAGCCCCTATGAACGGCCAACGCTTCCATAGAGGAACAATATCCTGTGCTGCCAGCTCTGCACCACCACCGCGCGTGTGTGATTTATAAAACGGGAAATATTGCTTTTCATACTTACGAATGCCGGTATTAACAACCTCCCCCCTTACGCCATCCTGAACCTTTCTGACATAAGTTTTCTCGGAACCCATGCTAGTGTTTTTCTTTACCCGGTAACAAATCTGGACCAAATCAAGTATAGCTCGATTGATTTTGCCATAGGACTGGGTAATCAGCAGAACGTCCGCAGATTCATGGCGGTGCAAGGAATACCAGTGCTCAACCTCCATTTCAGTCCCCCGGCCAGGCAATGGAATATGGCACTCATCTACAACGTAAAGAGGGCCCGAACCAGATAACGGATGCCGCCACGGATCGCCATAATCCTCAGCATGAGCAAACGGCGCATTGATGAAATAATTTTGCTTTACAGCAATACCGAATTTTTGGAATTTGCTTTCGGCGGCTTTCAAATCGGTTATAGGACGTTCTTTTTTGGTTGTTGTTCGAATCTCAATTAACGGAAGAAAACCGGCGTTAATCTTGGCGATATAATCAACGTCAAGAGGAAGATTAGTTATAACCTTCCTACCGGCTTCAAGAGCTGGCAAAATGTGGTAAACAACGGCTTCATAAGATTTCCCACCACCGGGAGGGCCTAACAACAGATTTATCATGAACCCAACCTTACAAAAGGAATCAACTGTAGCGTAATTCTAATCAGGATTGCAGCGCCAATAATAACCATGCATTGAGCAAAACCAAGAAGCCCCAGAATGTTAAGCACATCTTCCGGGATTTCCTGAAAAACACTGAAATTCTGGGTAATTGCGCTTAGATCAACGCCCCCTAATAACATTGTTGACAACGATAAAAGCTGATCGATAACCCACAAGAAAACGTCTTTAAGCATGGTAAAAAGCGACGTAAATATCTTACCAACAAGAGCGAGAATAGCGACCCAAAAACTATTCCACGTATTGATTATTGTCTCAATAATTGTCATCTAACCCCCGAAAATCAATGATCTTGCAGTGAAAAGCGCAGTGATGATAAATATAACCCTAAGCATGGGCCAGATCATGCAAGGGGGCTGCAATTCCATGGTGCCACCGGATAACGTGGGCATTGACCAACTTGGACAAACACCACTACCGCCAATAGACGGAGTTAATCCAGATATAGCCGACGCAAAAGACGTTTGCAGCAAAGCTGATTTATGTTCGTCCCAAACCTGACTAATGCCGCCCGGATATGCTGAATCGTAAAAACTATCTGGACCGAAACCAAAAACGCCAGCGGTGCCGCCATTCAATTTGCCGCTGATTTCTTTAAGCGACGAATCTTTACCCAATCCTGATGTGTCGATTGATGGACTACTGGTGCTCGTACCAATGCCGGAGCCGCGACCTGTACCGTTACCGGATTCAGCATCATCTAACGCAGTACCTAAACCGGGCAATTTGCCATCAATATTCCTATCATGACCATCGGCGTTACCAGGATTTGAACTGGGAATAGCATCAACCTCCCAACCGATTTCAACACCAATGTCTTGCGATTTTTGCTTAGCGGCGGCGGAATTAGACGCGCGAGCCAATGCGTCAGCTACACCATCATTGGCTTTTGCAAAATCTTTGATTGCTTGAGAAATAGCGGCCTGATCCCCCGACGCTTTGGCAACGGCCAGAGCAGCAATAGCGGCATCCCTAACGGCTTTTGCAGTATCAACAGCGCTTAATTTAGAAGCAGCAGCATCGGCGGCGGCGGAAACCAAATGATCGGAAAGGGCTTTTTTGGCATCCGCATCCGCTTTAATTGCTGCTATTTCAGAAGCACGAGTGGCAGCAGCGTCGGAAACAGTCACAGGATCATTTTCACAAATATAGGCGGCAGGCTTACAGTCATCTATAGGAGGGCAATAAGTATTATTAACGTCCGAAATACATGCCGTATAAGGTGGAGTGCCAGAAGCACAAGCCTTAGTTGTAACATCAAAGAAATTGCCACCGTTGGGAACGCCACTATTGCAATTTGGAATAGGCGTGCAAGTGCCGCCATTATCATATTCAGTAGCAGAACAAACAACAGGCGGAGTTTCACACATGCCAGTTGTTGCGCTACGAACTAGTGGAGCAACACAGGGAGGAGCGTCAACGCATATACTGCTAGAAAGATTACCGCCATACGGACACGATAATTGATCAGATGCAGGAACAGTATAAATAAAACCATCTGAGGCCATACAACCAGTAGCAACGGCAGTAGTTGACGGACGGACAGCAGCACAATACTCTGCAATGGAAACATAACCCCCGTACGTAACTGTATGAGTAGGCGGATACGTATCAGCAAAAACCGCACTCGATAAAACCATTAATATTGAAAATAGTATTTTTTGCATAAGATGATCAATATTGATGATTTCTAAATTCTGCTACTAAAAGCATTAATAAAAATAAATGCGCTGATTGCCCCAATTAGAGCAATCAAGCCATAAAAAACAACAACCAGCGCACCTATCATGATTTACGCCTTTTTAACGCCGCGTTTGCCCAAATCAATGCCTTTAAAGGCCATCGTGATACCAATAACCAAAATGCCGGTAGCTCCGACAAAAGCGGCGACTGTAGATAAATCAACTGCTGCAAAAATTGCGTCCATTGTAATGCTCCAAAAATTACGGGAATCCCCCCGCGAGGTTTGCTCTAAATTGAGCTAAATCTTTCGTATCAGATTGACGGATACGCCAACGGCATAACCTAATGCCCACATACTTAAAACAGCACCCATTCCCCAAGAAAAAACGTACGCAATCTTGATCGGATCAATGCCAATAAGGTCTAAAGTCAGATTAGAAATAATTGCGTTCTGAGAGGACAATTCAGCGGCCGTTTGCAATAGATAACCGGTGCAATTTGTCTCGGTCTGAGTAAGAGAAGGCAAAAACGCATTAACACCAGCCGACGGAGCAACACCATCAATTTTAAGAGCGTTTGACGATGTCCCCGCAGTCAAAACATGAATCTCTACACAAATAGCCATTAATTATCCTAACCAAGATTTAAACGATTTATGCGGGCTTTACGAGTTCAGGAACCGTGCCTTTTGGAATGAACAGTATCGTGTTATCACCTGCCGACATAACACCAATCTCGAAGCTGATTTCTTTGCCCATGTGCTGCTTAAAAGCAGCAATATCGTGGCATGTGAAATCCTGTAAAAGTGCGCGCTTTTCGCCGCTCTGCATGACAGAATCACCCATAATTTGAATCTTATCTTTGCCTGGAATCATAGAACCGGTTTCGACACCGTCTTTACGCTCTTTCACTGGGTTTGCCGTAAACGTGTTTATCAGCTTGCCTTGACATCTTAATAAAGCCATTTTTTAAATCCTCATTGATACGCCTTGCGGCTTACGTACAGCTTCACGCCGTACAGTTATTTACAGAACTCCAAGGGGCAAAGCAGACGGCACCTACGGTGCCGTCCAAAATCTTTGAACGCTGTTGTTCTGCGTGTTTGGTTGCGACCATTGCCCATATTTTCGTACGTGTAATGGCCTGAGCGGCGATTGACGCAACACCGAATATTAAAGTGATAATCTCAAAATATTGGTTCTGTTTCAGTTCGCCGGTTTCCTTGTCAATCAGTTCGTTTTTAACAAGACTGATAGTTAAATCTTTGCGTTTGCAGTCAACGCCGCCCATGATGTCAAGGTAATCACACCACCTGGATTCATCGGCGGCGAGCCTTGCGGATTCCAATAACTCATCATCCAAGGTTTCGAGAAGCTTACGAAGTTGCCGCCAGACAGTAACGGGCGCCCCGCCGATCTGTTGAAACTGACGGATGCCCCAGACAGAAGCCCAACTTTTAACTCTATAGCCATAGGACCTACTCTTATCAGTTGTATCGTGTTCGGGATCGTCAATTGAAAATCCCAAGTTTTTAGATATATATTTGGCGATATAGCCCGTTGCGGAACCGATCTCAGAATCTATTTGAACGACATTGAAACGGGAGCCTGAAAGCGGGAGACGTGTTGCTTGGTCATACCCTTTGGTGGAGTGGTCGCAATCTGGAAATGGAGCAGCGCCCCGCTCTTCTCCGTCTACTTGAAGCGAATATTTTGAAAAAATAGAGCGAACTACTTCGCGACTTTCGGCCTTAACAAATAAGAGCATGTGCCAATGGGGTGTGCCGGTTTGATGTGGCTCAGCAACACGAAAACCAAAAGGAGTAATACCCAAACGCCCATAAGCTGCGCGAATCTTTGACCACTGCTTAACTAAATAGTTTTGTGCGTCTTTAGGCGTAAGTTCTTGATATTTTTCATTAAATTTAATGCCTGAATAACGATGATATTTACTAGGACAGGTCAAGGTATAGAACTCACCGACATAGCCGTTTTGTTGCGCGTAAATTTCAAAACCAGCCATCCTAATCATCAGTTCAGCCCGTCTATTTGTTGGATTTGCTAAGGAACTTTGAACGATAGTAGCCATATCAACCAAGTCGCCGGAATCAGAAACCATTGATTGATTTTTGATAAATTCAGCAGTTTTTGCAGCCTTTTTTCCAACACGACGAACAGTCAAATTCGATACGTATTTTTCCCGATGCTTGGCTACCCTGCCCTGTTTTATCATCTTTGACTCGTCAAGCTTAGCCTGTAAACGGCCAAGAGTGCGACTCCACCACGTAGTACAAACCAGACGAGCTTTAAAACCCTCGTCGTTTTTAGCCTTAGGACTGGGAATACCTGATTGATGAAGATATGCCTCTATAGCATTAATATCACCATCCAAAGCCGTGATATTGTCAATGTGGTATCTAACGGATGTATTAAGCGTTGACATTATTGTGCGCCTTAAATATTGGAAAATCATGAAGCGGAATAATTGAATCAACGCCGGGCAAAGGATCATGGGAACGAATACGAGAAACATTCATAACGGTATAAAACTCAACGCGCTTACATCCACAATCACACAGGTGACGACGAACATGTAAACCTGGGCCACCTACAGAACGACTACGCGCGGCGTAATCCTGTAAAGTAACAATTTGATGACAACGACTACAAACCTCCATGATGCCCCCTTTCCATGTTGCACCAATCACAACAGCATTCAGGATGATGAAGAACATCATCAATAGCGTCAAAATCAACACCAATCAATCGACCATAAAGATTTTCGATTGCAGCGTGTTTAGCTTGAGGATCTTCAACGCCATTGGCGAACTCATCATCTGCATCAAAAGATTCTAAATAATCATTTAGAGCGTCAGCCATTAACTGCATATCGTCATTCGTTAAATCTGTATTTTTAATTGGATCAAGCATCACGAACCCAACATTAAGCCGAAATAAATAGTTAAATAACAAGAAACAAGAAAACAAGCCAAATTAAAAAGTTCACGGTTTATAGTGTTCATTTATCAACCTTCTGGCCTAAAGCCTCGAAACATTTCAAACAAAGACAATCGGAGGTGTTCAGGCAATCGTAGGAATATCCGACCGGCTCTTTTGGGCGAACTACCAAAGGGGCGCAGTCGTCGCAATAAACGCCGTATTTAAGCCAATACCATGACTCATAAAGACCCCGAAGATACCAAGCCAGAGAAAAGCCAATCAGCGAAAAAACGAAGAAACTAGCCAATAAAAGATTAATAAGGTTGTCGTAGTCTTGAGATGTCATTTTTTCTTGCCCTCAAGAACTTCTGATAAAGATAATGGGCGTTCGCATTTTTCTGGATGAGCAATGCACAAATCTTTACCGGAGTCTATGCCGGTTTCATAAGAAATATAACAAGAGATAACTAAAAAAAGACTTGCGATGAAACCGAGAATAAGACCATCTAAAAAAACAAAATTACCATTCATTAGTTGCCACCCTGCCCGACTGAATCAACTAATGTCGATCCGGTACCACGGCATATATCACACTGGAAAAGTTTTAAAAAACTAGGTTTTGTATAAGTGCCGTCGCCGTCGCAATGATGACAGATAATTGAATCACCCTGCCCCACAGCATCGGGCGACTGGGCAGAGTGAAGGCAAGCGTCGCCAGATTTTTTAAAGAACTCGATTTTACGAACAAGATTCAAAACAACTTTTGAACCAGTAACGCGAAAATAACAATCTAAAGCCCAGATAACAAAATCTTGTTCTTCCAGTGTTAGCGTAATCGTGACCGATTCACGCGGCGTAGGTGTTTTTGCCGATTGTGCGTTCATAGGCTTGCCTCTATGGTTGTAAATGCTCCGCATATTGCGTAGCGTTGACATATTGAATAGTAATACGCATGATGAAGTCAACAAATTTTAATCCGCAATTTGCGTAGTAGGTAAAAATATGAAAACAATAATTGACTATCTTGATGAATTAAAAGGAAAACTAGGAAGCGACTACAAAACCGCTAAACTGATGAAAACAAATCAGACTACGCTTTCAACAATAAGAAACCGCAATCAATGCGGAGACGAAACGGCCATAAAGATTGCTGATCTATTAGGCGTAGACAGGACGGAAGTACTAATTGCGGCGGCAATCGCGCGGAGCGAGGGCGAAGTTAAGAAGAGCTGGGAAAATATTTCAAAACACATGGGAATCGCGGCAAGCGTTACCCTTGCCAGTGTCCTGATGCTAGGAAATTCAAGCGATGGCGCTTTTTCTGACTTGGCAACATTCGTCTACCAAGTCTGTATATTATGTTAAATTACGAGTACCACAAATAATAGGCGGCATGGTTTTTGCCCTTCTTAAAAAAAGGCAAAACTATTATCGATAGCTCGTTTTACAATTTTTATCGTTTTCATCACACGTAACGGTTTTTGACCATGTTTTTTTATAATGTGGCAAAGGAGTTGGTACCGAAGAAATAGCTGTTGCTTTGGAGAGCGAATCAGAGGAAAGCGTTAACGTCATAATACCGCCATCTTGAGTCATGCGAAAATACCTTAATGCGTTCATACCAAAAAGAACGTGATCAAGATGCTCACTGGTAAAAGCCTCAAGTCCCTTTAGTTCAATATTACCAATTTTTAAACTGTCTATACGTGTTGCACGGCTAAGCGATAATCCATTAGCCGTGCTTGACTGGAAAGCCTTACCTAAAGGCAACCTAGCGGAATAAGATAAATTTCTAGGGATAACTACCTGTGTAGCGCCCGTGTCGATCAAAAATGGCATCCTGACATTATTAATTAAAAGCGTGCCTGTGTAATG